TCCGCATCCGCCTGCCGGTGCAATATACCGTCAGCACCACGCCCGCGCTGTCGTTGCAGAACACGGTTGAGACCCAGATCAGCCTGCCGATCACCAATCAGTATCACGTGGACTTCAGCTTCTCCTCCGCCGAACTCACGCTGTCGATCGATGACTTCACGGCTCGCTACATCGAGCCCGCTATCGCGGTTCTCGCGGCGCAGATCGAGGCGGCGGTTATCGGCATGATGTGGCCGACCGTCTGGAACCAGACCGGCACGCCAGGGGTCGCGCAGACGTTCAAGGACGTTCTGGTCGCCCGCAAGATGCTGCTCGACAACCTGACGCCGCAAAGCAAGCAGTGGCAACTTCGTATCAATACCCAAACGAACGTCGATCTTGTCGACTCGCTTAAGGGCTTGTTCCAACAGAGCACCCAGATTGCCCGCCAATACACCGATGGCGTCATGGGCCTCGCCGGCGGCTTCGAGTGGGCCGAGAACACCCACCTCACGACCCAGACGCGCGGCGCGGAGAGCGCGACCTACACCACGGCCATCGTCCTCAACCAGAACACTGGCGCCACCCTCGCGGTCATCACCGGAACCGGCGCGGGCAACGCCGGGGATGTGTTCACCATCGCCGGTGTGTTCCGTGTCCACCCTGAAACCAAGGCCAACAGCGGCGTGCTTCAGCAGTTCGTGCTGACGGGGGCCTACGCGGGCGGCGGTGGCAACATGGCAATCGCGCCGGCCATCAACGCCGTGGTTGGCAGCCCGCAGCAGAATGTCGCCATCCCCGTGGCGAACGCGACGGCGGGGTTGACGTTCATGGGGACGGCGAGCACCGCGACCGGGTTGAGCCTCGCTTACTCACCAGACGCTTTTACCTTCGCCACAGCCGATCTTGTCATGCCCGGAGGCGTGGACATGGCGTCACGTGTCGTAAAAGATGGAATTAGTATGAGAGCGGTACGCCAGTATAGTATTTCAGACGACACCATGCCGATCCGCCTGGATGTTTTGTGGGGAGCGGTTGCATTGCGGCCCCAACTCGCGGTCCGCCTCGCAGCGAATTAGAGCATATGTTTGCTGTTTGCTACGAGAGTAGTTATCATACCCCCGCCTTGAACAGGAGGGGGTATGATATGATTTGCACGATCGATGGATGCGCCGGAACAGCGCGAGGGCACGGCTATTGCTCGCGGCACTACACGCAGTGGCGGCGACACGGTGATCCGTTGCTGATGAAGCGGCGCTACCATAAGGACATGCCGGCGGAAGAGCGGTTCAAAGCCTATGTTGAGAAGGGGGTTGGGCCGAAGGCTTGCTGGGAATGGACGGGAGGTAAAATCAATACCGGATACGGGATGTTTCACCCCCTGCCCAAGCAGTCGATACTCGCGCACCGCTATTCCTATGAACAGCATCGAGGGCCAATTCCGGAAGGCCAATTCGTGCTGCACCATTGCGACAACAGATCATGCGTCAATCCTCGACATTTGTTCTGTGGCACCCAGCAAGCGAATGTCGATGATATGATCAACAAAGGTCGCGATAATAAGCGAGGCCTACCAGGATCAGAAAACCACCGTGCGTTAATCACCGAGGCAATCGTGCGAGAGATTCGCGCATCGCCAACGACCGCCAAGATCCTCGCGAAACGATATGGTGTGTCGGCGGCTCAGATTTACGCCATCAGGCAGCGTCGTGCCTGGACCCACATCGAGTAAGGAGCCTCACCAATGGCATACGATCGCGGCCCGCAACTGTTCGATCCAACGGGGATCGCCAGTTTCCAGAACAACATCACGGCGACGGCGGGAGGCACGCGGGCCGCCGCGCGTCCTCTCGTGGCGGCGTTCAACCGTATCAGCGTGTGTGCGACCGCCGCCGATAGCGTCTCCTTACCGCCTGCTACCGGCGGGCAGGAGGTGACGATCATCAACTCGGGGGCGGCGGCCACCCAGGTGTTCGCCGCACCTGGGACAGCCGACACCATCAACAACGTGGCGGCGGCCACTGGCATCAGCCTCGCGGCAGCCGGTAAAGCCCAGTTCGTCAGTCCCGATGTGGGCGTGTGGTTCTCTATTCTGTCCGCGTGAGTTCTCTGTTGGGCGTTATGTCATTCCGAGCGCGAGGAAACTGACATGCGGCGTTGCAGTATGTGGCCCCGAGTACGGCATCAGCAGAGATCGGGGCAACCTCTACGAGGTGAACTATGACAATAGCCAATGATATAATATTCTTGTCACTTCGTAACGGATCGATTAATGGCGTCGGCCAGACCCCGATGCCGGATGACGTCAACGACAGCTTCAAGATCCTGAACGCGATGATCAACGAGTGGAACCTGGAGCGTCTTGTCCAGGTCAATCGGGAGCCAGTCCCGACGTTCCCGGATCTGACAACGGATGTCCCGTATTGGGACAACTACGAACATGTCCTGCTCACGACCATGGCGGTGCGGCTGCGGCAAATCTATTCGCTGCCGCCCGTTCCGCTCGATGTGCAACTGGCCGTCTCCGCGCTGGCCGCGTTCAGCGCCATCAATCTGCAAAAGACGCCGGCGCCATCGATCGCGGCGGATGACGGCACTGGCTACGGCATCATCTTCCTCGCCCTGCGCGCGGCGGGGCGCGTGGCCGACAAACAGGGCGTGCTGGAGACCTCGCAGGACGTATCCGACGCGCACAGCCTGTTGAACGAGATGCTGGATGAATGGCAACGCATGCGGACGGTTCGCGTCATCCCCGGCATGCTGCCGACGTTCTCCAACCTCGGGGCCCCGGTGACGCTCGACCCCGGCGTTCGCAACGCCATCGTTCTCAACCTCGCGGTGCGGCTACGTGACGCGTTCGGCGCCGAGGTGCCGAAGCAATTGCTCGACCGGGCGGCGACCGCGCTGGAATTGATTCAGGCGATCAACCAGCAGCAGACCGCGCCGTTGCTTCCCGCGCTCGTGGAGACGGTCGAGCAGGCCATCTTCATGGCGCTGCGGATGGCGGGGCGTATCAATGACAACCAGAGCGTGGCGAACAGCAGTAAGGACGTCTACGACGCCTTCGGCATGCTGGTCATGATGCTGGGCCAGTGGCAACGCAAACGCTGGCTGATCTGGAACGAAGTGGAGACCAGCGTCGTCTCCACGGGCGCCAACTTCTACACCATCGGCCGGGGCCTCGATTTCAACGTCGCGCGGCCGGACAAGATACACGCGGCGTGGGTGACGATCGGACCCGGTTCGTTCGGGGACGGCGGCGCGGTGCTGTCGGAGGTGCTCCCGTTCCCCCTCGGGGCTTCCGGCACGCCGCGCACGCCGAACATGGTCGATATCCCGCTGTCGATCATCGAGGCGAAAGAAGACTGGTCGCGGATCACGATCAAGGATTTGAAGTCCATTCCCTCGGCGGTGTTCTACGACAGCGGGTGGCCTCAGGCGCGGGTGTATTTTTATCCGGTGGCGCCGGCGGGCCTCTATGAGATGCACCTGCTGACCAAGGCTTCGCTGCCGGATTACGACCGGCTGGACAACACGCTCGATACGCCGCCGGAATATACCGACGCCATCGTCTCCAATCTGGCGTGTCGGATCGTCATAGCATCGGGCGGCCAGATCAGTCCGTTCCTCGCCGGGCAGGCCAGGGCGGCGCTGGAGACGATACGGCAGGCCAACAGCCAGATACCCCTCCTCGGCATGCCAGCCGCCCTCACGCATCACCGGGGCGACGTAAGCTCGTGGTCTGGCAGCGGGCTCAATCAGGCGTGGATCACGGGCGGCGGCTCGGTGCTGAGTTAACGGAGGACATGACATGAGCCGGAGACCCATGGCTACATTGGCGAGCATCCCGCCGCTGATCGGCACCCCGACCAGCAGCCCATCGGGCTATCCGTGGGTCGATGGGGACGTACTCTATGCGGCCGATCTCAACGCGGCGTTCGTGCCCGCTGGCGGCGGGACGATCCTGGGTGATCTCAATGTCTCGGGGCATCTCGCCGTCGGCGGCAACATCGATGCGACGGGGAACATCACGGGTGCGACCGTAAAGGCGACGAACGCTGTCCAGGTCGGCGACGGCGCGCTTCAGATGTATGAACTGGGCACCACCAACCGCGTCTTCGCATTCTCCGACCAATGGCTATGGAACTGGGAAAACGCGACGGGGAACCTGACCTGGGACGCGTCCGGTTCGGGGGCCTTCATTACGTTGAAGGCTGACTCGCCCGCGCCAAACTATCGTGGCGTCAACTGGCTTGGCCCGTGGCAGGGCAACGGTGCGTATATCGCGACCTCCGACGAGCGGATGAAGAGCGACATCGAGGATGCCACGGTGGGCCTCGTGGAGGTTCTGGGCATCACGCCAATCCGATTTCGCCGAAACGGGGCGGGGCAGCGCATCGAGGTCGGCTTCTCGGCGCAACAAGTGGCGTCGGTGCTGCCCGAGGCTGTGGTCGAACTGGGTCGTGACGACATGCTCGGCGTCACTTCCGACACGATCGTCGCGGCCTTGGTGAATGCCGTGAAGGCACTGACCGCGCGGATCGCGGTGCTGGAGGGCGAGCCCCTGAAAGCGGCGACCGAGGCGTGACCAGGGTCGCGCTCACGGGCGGGGCGTATATGGCGCGTAGCGTGGTCGCGGCGGCGCAGACCTGTCGGAACCTTTACGTGGAACCTCTCCCCCAGGCACAGGGCGAGCCGATGCCGGCGAGCCATTACCCCACGCCGGGCAGCAGGGTGCTCAACACGATCGGCACCGGCCCCATCCGGGGTATCCGGCAGGCCGCCACGGGGAGTATCTACTGCGTCAGCGGCTCGGGTGTTTACCTCGTAGACCCCGTGACATGGGCGGGCACGCATCTCGGCGACATCACCGTGGGGCTGACGACGCCGGTCTCGATGGTCGATAACGGCCTCGATATGGTCATCGTCGATGGGTCAGCGAACGGCTGGAAAATCACGCTGGCCGACAATACCTTCGGCCCCATCGTCCAGAGCGGCACGCTCAGTCCCGTCACCGCCATCACCGGCACCGATCCGATCGTGCGCGACAATGCCCGTTATACGCCGTTCGTGCCCACCTCCAGCGGCCGGGTCACCCGCATTACCGTTTCGCTCGGCGCCGGGTTCGCCGGCCACATGAAGTGCGCGATCTTCTCGGCTGGTCTGGGTGAGGTGCTTGGATCGGCGGTTCCCGAGACCAGCCCGGTGACGGGCGTCAACACGTTCCTGTTCACCGGCACCGATAGCACGCCGCCTTCGATCGCCGTGGACAAGGGAAGCGAATACTGGATCGGATTTTGCTGCGATCAGAGCGCGGGCGCCTGGAACCGGGGCAGCACGACGCCGGGAGCCACCTCCAACACGAGTTATGCCAGCTTCCCCGTCGCGTCTCCCAATCCCACGCCAGCCAGCCCCTTAATTTGCACCATTCTGATCCAGACCGACCCCGGCGGAGTGTTCGTCGGCGCGGACAGGGTTGACTACCTCGATACGTTCCTGTTGTTCAACAAACCGAACACGCCGCAATTTTACTCCTCCGACAGTCTGGCGGTGTCGTTCGATCCGCTGTGGTTCGCGAACAAGGAAAGTTACAGCGACCTGTTGCGGACTTTGGTGGTGGCGAAGCGGGACATCTGGTTGCTGGGTGATCGCACGACCGAGATATTCGCCAACGTCGGCGCGGCGGACTTTCCGTTCCAGAGCCAGCCGGAGGTGTTCATCGATCACGGGATCGTCGCCAAATACTCAGCCGCCAACTATGACAACGGGGTGTACTGGCTCTCACGCGACCGGCAGGGCCAGGGTATCGTCATTCAGGGCAGTGGGTATCAGACCAAACGCGTGTCCACCTATGCCATCGAGGCGGAGATCGCGGGTTATGCGCGCATCGATGATGCGATCGGATTCACGTATCAGATCGCGGGGCATGCGTTCTACGTGTTGGTGTTCCCAACAGCCGACAAGACGTGGTCGTATGACATCACGACCGAACATTGGCACGAGTGGTCGTGGCTCGACATCAATGGTGTGGAACACCGGCATCGGGCGAATTGCTACTGGTCGTGCAATGGAACACCGGTTATCGGTGACTGGCAGAATGGCAACCTGTATGCATTGGATCTGGCCGTGTTCACCGATTTCGGCGGGCCGATCAAGCGGACGAGGTCGTTCCCACATATGGTCGCGGATGGGGACAGACTTTTCTTTCGAGAGTTCGTGGCGGACTTTGAGACGGGCACGTCACCCAATCCCGGTGTGATGCCTGGACCGGCCAACCTGATTTCGCTGCGTTGGTCCAACGATCGCGGGCACACGTTCGGCAATCCGGTCACCCAGTCGATCGGGGAAACCGGCGAATACAAAACAGTTTTGCAATGGCAACGCCTCGGAATGAGCCGTGATCGCGTATGGATGCTACAATGGTCTGTTCCAATGCCTACTGTTCTCCAGGGATGTCGGGTTGACGCGATACGAGGTGATCAACCGCCGGCCGCGCAACAGCAACAACAGCAAGAGCAGCCCGCGTGACCATTCCCCCGATCGTCACGCCGCTGCTGCAATGGTCCGACGCGGACGGTGTTCCGTATGCCGGCGGCACGATAACCACTTACATCGTCGGCACCGGCACGCCCAAGCAGACCTGGACCGACCTGAATCAGACATCCCTTAACAGCAACCCGATCGTGCTCGACGCCGCCGGCCGCTCTCAGATGTTCGGAGACGGCGCCTACAGGCTCGTCTTGCATGACGCCGCCAACAACCTGATCGCCGATTTTCCGGCCACCAGCATCGTGTCGGCGGCCATGTATCCCATCGTGTCAGCGCCGACCGTCCCCGACGCCCTGAACCTGCTGGGCGTCAACGCGCTGATATCAGCCGAGGCGACGGCGCGCTCGAACGCCGACAGCACGGAGCAGGCGGCGCGGATCGCCGCCGACAACACGTTGACGACGAACCTCGCCACCACCAACAGCAACCTCGCCGCGACCAACGCCAACGTGGCCGCCGAGGTGACCAGGGCCACGAACGCCGAGACCAATCTGCAAACCCAGATCACGAGCCTGTCCACGCACGTAGCGACAACGGTCATGCAGGGCGGCTACGCTGCCACCGATCTGTCCGGTCATGTCCGGGTCACCTTCCCGTCACCGTGGCCAACCGGCCTCGTCTCGTTCGTGTGCTCCGTCTACGGCAACACCTTACCCGGCCCGGCCGACTTCACGTTGCAGGCCACGACCGACCCGCTGGGCGCCGATGTCTACGCGTTGCAGGCGGGACTGCCGGCCACGAGTGTGGTCGATTTCACCTGGTTGGCACTTGGAAATTAGGTTGTGATATCGAATCGAAACATGGCGCGGTTACGCCACGCCCGGCACGGAGGACCGTCTTCCGGGCCCGGAAGCTCGCCTCCGGGGACATCCACGGACGGCGACATCTTCTGCGCCCTGCCGCCGCCGGAGGCATTCGTCGATCCGACGGGCTCGCTGAGCGCCGCGTGGCTGGCGTGCATCGGGGCGCTCCATCGCCGCACCGGGGACGCGGTCGGGGTATCCAGCGCGGACAACGCGGCCCAGGTCGCGGCGGAGGAAGCGGCGCGCATCGCGGCCGATACGGCGCTCCAGGGGGGTCTGGACGCCGAGGCGGCCACACGGGCGGCGGATGATACCGCCGAGGCGAATGCCCGCACGGCGGCGGACACGGCGGAGACCAGCGCCCGTATCACGGCGGATGCGGCGGAGGTGAGTGCGCGCATCGCCGCCGACAACGCGCTGAACGCGGCGCTGTTGCCGAAACCGGGCGGCGGGGTGACGTGGACCTCGGGCGCGGCGGCGCCCACGAGCACGCAGCCGATCGGCTCGCTCTACTCGCGGACCTCGGGCGCGGTTGGTGCTACGCTGTACGTGAGCCGGGGGGCGGGGAGTTGGCTCCCGGTCGCGGGCGTATGAGAAACTTCCAACTGATCGCTCGGGATATCGATGTCGTGCCGCTGGTCATGGCGATCCAGGCGCGACCGATGCTATGGAACGCCCACGACTTCCGAACCACCTACACCGGCACGCCTCACCGAGACGTGGACGACATCCTGTTGCGGTTCTCCGCGCCGGAAAAGACGACGGACCCCGACCATCTGACCGATGTGCTGGAAGACACCGATCCGGTGTTCTACCCGGCATGGAGCGAACTGCCCCAGGTGCGCCCACTCGTGTTCGATCTGATGCGCCGCGTGGAGGCGGTGAGCCTGGGCCGTGTCATCATCACTCGTCTGCGGCCGGGGGCGCGCATAGCACCTCACGCCGATGTTGATGGCGAATATGTCGCGCGGGATGACGGCATGCGATTCCACGTCGTCATCGCCGGCCTGCCCGGCAGCCTATATCACTGCGGAAATGAAACGGTGCAGATGTTGACCGGAACCGCCTGGTGGTTTCAGCACCGCGAGGTCCATGCCGTGGAAAATAATTCGGTCGATGACCGCATCCATCTGTTGGTGGATGTCAGGACGTGATGACGGCGTCACCCGAACCGTGGCACCCGACCATCGATGAACTGATGCCGATGCTGCCCATGCACTGGGAGGAACTCGCGCTCGACAAGGACCGCGTACCGCTGGTGCCCCGGTGGGATGTTTACGACTCTCGTGACGCGGCCGGAGAGTTGTTGCTGGTCGTGTTGCGAGAGGATGGCAAAGCCGTTGGCTATTACTGGGGCTTCGTAGCGCCAGGATTGCACTACGCGACGTGTCTCACGGCACAGATGGACATCTTCTATGTGCATCCGGAACACAGGGATGGGCGCGGCGGCATGATCCTGTTTCAGGCGGTAGAACGTGAATTGCGCCGTCGCGGCGTTCAGCGTTGGTTCGTCGGCGCCAAGCTGCACCGGGACGCATCGCCGTTGTTCAAACGTCTCGGCTTCGTGCCGATCGAGATTTATCATTCAAAATGGCTAGGAACCTGACATGGTAGCAGCAGCCATCGCCGCCTCCGCCGTTGTTGGCGCGGGAGCCTCGCTTTACGGTTCCAGCACGGCGGCCGGCTCGGCGAAGAACGCCGCCGGTCTCCAGCAACAGCAATACCAACAGACGCGGGGCGATCTGTCGCCGTATTTTACGCCGGGGGTCGAAGCGTTCGGCAATGCCAACACGCTGGCGAAATCAGCCACGGGCGGCGGGCCGGACTACAACGCGCTGGCCGCCAATAACATCCCACTTCAGATGAATCAGGCCGATCTGGAGCAAACGCCCGGTTACCAGTTCGCCAGGGCGCAGGGCCTCAAGGCCACGCAGTCGGCCGCCGCGGCGCGCGGTCTGGGCGTGTCCGGGGCGGCGATGAAAGGGGCGGCGGAATACGCGACCGGACTGGCGAACAAGACCTACCTCGATCAGTTCAATGTCGCACAGCAACGATTCACCGATTATATCAATTTGAATACCATGCAGCAGGGCAATCTCGCCGCGCAGTTTGGCCGCTACAAGGACGTGGCCACGATCGGGGCGAACGCGGCGGCCGGTCTCGGCACGCAAGGCACGTCGGCGGCCTCCACGGCCGGGAACTACCTCAATCAGGCGGGCCTCGCGTCGGCGGCGGGGGCGCAGGGCGTCACCAGCGCACTGACGGGGGCCGCGAACAACTACCTCGCGTATGACACGTACAACCGGCGAACGGCGGCCACTCCGGCGGGGTTGACCGGGTATCCTGGCGCGAGCGGCCAGAATTACGGACCACAAACCACTGCGACAGGTTGATCCGCCATGGCCGATAGTGATCTGATCAACGCCCTCCAGACCTCCAACCGCTCGGCCTCGGTCTTGCAAGGCATCGCCAACCCGCCACAAATCAACCCTTTGGCGGCGATCACGGCGGGCAATCAGGCGGCGCAACAGGCATTCCAAACAGACCAGGCGCAGATGCAAACCGGCGCGATGCGCTCGGCGATGATCGCATCCCAGGCCATGACGGTCGCGCGAGACGGGTCCGACGCCAATCTGGCCGCCTCGTTCGCCAATCTGAGGGCGTCGGGCGCGTTCCCCCCGCAACTGGTCGATCAGGAATACGCGCGTTGGAAGGCCATGTCGGAGAAGGAACGTCAGGATAACGCGGTCAGGATCGGCATATTGCATCTCGACCAACTGCATCAGGTCATCGGCCAGACCACGTTGCAAACCTTTGGCGGAACGACGGCACCAGTGACAACATTCCAACCCACCGCGTCGTCACCGGGCGGCGCTGTCGTTGGCGGTGGTATCGCGCACACGGTAAGTCCGGAGACTTATTTCACCCCGCAGTCCGCCCCGATCCTGCTTGATGCAAATGATCAACCGACGAACGATCCATCCAAGGCAGTCAGGTCAGTACCTCGCGATGTTGCGCGCGGGCCGGCTATGGGGGCGCCGGCTCCTGGTAGCGTTAGCGGCCCGCAGTTCCCCCCGAAGCCACCCTTCATCCCGTCTGACGCGACCAGTGGGGCGCCCGGTCTGCCTCCTGGCGCCCCACCTCCGCCGCCGGGACAACGCCTGGTCGGGGGCAAATTCGTAACGCCTCCCGCCGTCACGCCTCCACCAGCGAATGCGGCCACGCCCTCACCAACACCGCCTCCCGCTTCCGCTGCTCCGGCGCAACCTCCAGCGGCCGCACCGTCCCCATCGTCAGCACCAGCCGGAGGCGGTGTCGTCACGGGGCTGCCGACAGGGACGGCACAGACGACTGAAGACTCACTGCGAAAGGATGTTGAAGCCCGTACGGTGGCGAATACCGCCATGGGGGAACAACAAAAGCGACTCATAGCCGGCCAGTCGGCACTGGACGCGCTCAAGCTGGCGGACACCGGACCTTCGACGGGATTCTTCGCGCGCGCATATGCTTTCCTGAAGGCTCAGGGCATCACAACTGTTGAGCGTGGGCAGCTTAGCGACACGGATTATCGCCAACTCCTGCAAAAGAACCTGTTGCGATTCGCGCAGGACAACGGATCCAAAGCCGGAACCGATCTTGGTCTGGAAACGAAGCTGCATTCAAATGCCAACGCCGACGAGATGCTGGCCGGGGCCAACCGCCATGTTCTTATTCAGGATATGGGCATTCTGAAACGGGATATTACTCAGACGCAGGAAATGCCGGAACCGTCCCCTACTGGCGCTGTCGTCAAGCATATCGGCAGCTTCCCGGCCAACACCGCGCCGGAAGCGTTTATGTGGAACCATTACACACAACCCGAGCGCGATGCGATTGAGAAGGAATACAAAGACAAGGGACAAACGGAGCGGCTGCACGACTCGCTGGCCCTGGCGGTGAAGCGTGGCGCCATTCCCGATCCGAGGAAGGCGGCTCCTCCTCCTCCGCCCGCCGCTGTTGTTCCACGGCCCGCACCTAATGCGTTGATGCCGCCGGCAGCGCCTCCCTGATGTCGAATATTGACGAAACCAGCACACTCGATCCCGATCAGACCGCTCCCGCGCCTCCGGCGCCCTCGGTCGGTGACGCCATCGCGGCCACGGCGGCGAAGTTGACCGGCGCCAACGGCGCGACGATCCGTCCGTTCCTGCAACAGACCGGACAGGATCTCGACTCTACCAAGATGAACTGGTGCGCGGCGTTCGTTAACGGGGTTCTCGCCGCCAATGGTGTCCAGGGCACGACGGGCGGGGGGAAGAACATCGCGACCGGGTTCATGAACTGGGGCGAGCCGGCGAGCGGCGACCTACAGCCCGGTGACGTGCTGGTGCAGCCGAAAGGTCACCCGGCCGGCGGTCTCGGCGGCCATGTCGGGATCGCGACCGGCCACATCAGCGAGGGCGACGGAAAGACGTACGTGCTCATGCAATCAGGGAATCACGGCGGCCGGGTGGAATATAGCTGGGAGCCGGCGCAAAGCCTCGTGGTGCGGCGTGCTCCCGTTCCGCAACCTCCGCAACAGGCGACACGCTGATGGCAGACGATAAGAGCGGCAAATCAATCGCCGACGCCTATCGAGTCTGGACAGACGACACGACCGTGGCGGCGCCACCGCCGCCATCGGATGGCGCGTCGATAGCGGACGCATACCGAACGCCTGTTGATGCGGCGGCGCCGATCACGAAGCCGAGTGTGTGGGATCTGAACCCCAACCAGGGCGAACTCGACGCCATGGCCGCGCAGGGGCCGAGCGCGGCGCGCTGGCTGGGCGCCGTTGATAAAGGGTTCAGGGAGGGAGCCGCCGCCGGCACGGACATCCAGGGTCAACCCATTCTCACGGGGCTTATGCGACAAGGCGGGGGCCTCCTGGGCGCGACGACGGCGGGTCTCGCGCAGGGCGCCGTGGAGATGTTTGGCGAGAGAGGCGGCAGAGACGCCCTGGGGTGGCTGGCGGCCCTTTTGGGGCCAGACGCCGCGATATATCCCAGAGGCATGGGGAAGGCCCCGGAGGTCAATCAGCTACAGCCGAGAACCGTCATGGAACGCGCGGCACCTCCGCCGATCGAGGGGCAATCCACGCTCGGTCGGATCAACGCCCTCATCCGCCACGATGAACAGTGGAACAACCCGGCTGCCCCTGGCTATGCGCCGCCGGGAGCGCCACCTGGTCCTGGTTTCATGCCGCCAGGGGCCACGCCTCCCGTCACCGGCCTCACGATGATGGGCGTGCCAGATCCATCGCTTGTGAACGCGCTCGACCTGAATGCGACGCCGCCGGCAGGTACGCGAGCGGGCGTCACACCGCCGGTCTCCCCGACATCCGCGCCATCCGCGCGGATTGCCCCGATTATCACCCAGGCGCAGGCCGAGGCCGAAGCCGATCGAATCCTCCGACATTTTGCCGGCGACCAGACGCCCGTCATCAATTCTGCCCCCTTGGCCAGCGGCGCTCAGCCAACGCTATCCCAATCGATCGAGGGCGGTCATGGGGGCCTGGCCGGGTTGGAGCGCGGCGTGCGCGATGTACCAGAGCAAACCCAGCACTTCGTCACCCGTGAAACCGGCAATACGACTGTCCGCAACAAAGCGGTCGGCGATGTAATTGGCGACTCACGGGCGACGGATGTTGTAGAAGCACAACTGAACGCCAGAACGGCGCCACAAGAAAAGGCGATCTTCGATCCGGCGCGGACGAAACCGGTTGATCCGTCCGATGCGATTGCCGGAATTGATCGCGTGCTGAACGGCCCACAAGGGGAGCGGGACGTGGTGAAAGCCAGCCTCCAACACATTCGCGACAAGTTGGTGGATAAAGACGGTAATCTGAAAACCGATCCCGCGTTACTGCGTGGCGTGGATCTTTCGATCGGCGACATGATCGGACCCAAAGCGGCCGGCACCGCGCACGATGGTCGAATGGCCGCCCACCAACTCATGGAGGTGCGCGCCAACCTGCGCGATGCGATCGAGCAGGGCGCTCCGGGTTATCAAGATTTCCTGGCGCAGCAGGCGGCGGAGCGGTCTGCGATCGATGGGCAACGGTTCTTGCAGGCGCGGAACATCCTCGATCGGAATGGCAATGTTAACCTCGGCACGTTGGACGCAACGATCAAGGCAGCCGAGACCCAGCAGCGGCTACCAGGCGCACGCCTGGCTGACGGCGTGACTGACGAGCAGTTGGCGAGGTTGAAGGAGTTGCGCGTGGACTATCAAAACGATGCCAAGCAGCGTCTTGGCACATCCTTAGGTTCACCGACAGTCCAAAAATTCGGCGTCAGTGGGAGCATGGGTGTAATGGGCCATCCGCTGTTAGCTGGCGCGGTTGGGACCGGAGGCGCACTTGCCGCCGGAGTCAACCCTGTGCTTGGCATGGCATTAGGTGGGGTAAGTTATCTTCTCAAGGGACAGAGCCTCAAGGGGCAGCGGATGGTCATGGATGCGTTGCGGGATAAGTTGCTCAACCCAGAGAAAGCCAGAAGCGCATTCGAGCGCCCGCCGTGAGCAACTCAGGGCCAGCATCTATACGCCTCTAAGATTTGCTCGCCCTCTGACAACTTCGGGTCGGGAGGATGGACTAGCGGACGACATTCGGTAACGGTCGTGATCTGGGGAACAACCTTTCCGGGATGCGAGGTTATTTCGCGAATAAGCGCGGCAGCGCCGACCAAAATCAGCAGGGTCGCGCATCCTGAGAGCGTCAGAACAAACGTCGCGAACATGATCCGAAAGCCGTGATACAGAATCGTCGTCATAATGATATCCCCACTATCCGCGCGAGGCGGCGGCGCATCTGCCTATCATGATGTCACGACGGCTCCGTCGGCACGATGCTGACGTAGCGACTGCCCTCCCAGGTGGCGTCGATGTGCCCGTCAGGCCTGGCGGTCGCGACGTGGACTCCCTCCTCTGTCCAGACCTCCACCGAGTTGTGCCCACGCGCAATGTTTTTGGCACGGCGTAACACAAGCTCACGGCAGGCCGGATCGTGAATGACGAGCCTTTTCGCCATCACCTTCCCCCCACCACGACAATCTTAGCCGCCGCGTCAGCCTCCGCCAGCATCGCGGCGGGGATCTGATCCATCCCCCACCAATACGCCCCGGCGAGCACGAGGCCGATCGCCAGCGAGGCCAGCAGACGCTGGAGCGGCGGGCCGGTCATCAGACTTCTCCATGCGAAGGATGAAATCCGTGTTGCTGTTCAGCAACTTTGCGAGCGGTCGCGGCATCATCGACGTTCGAAAACCTGCCGAGATTAATCAATCTGTGGTTCACAACGATAAATGCCATCCACTTTCTCTCGGTGATGTTCCAGGAGACACCGGTCACGCCACTCGTGTTATTTCTCTGACGTCTTTTGTGCCGTTGCTGCTCAGTCGCGGTCGCCCAACGGCAATTTTCCGCCTCATAGTCGCGGTTGTTGTCTACTCGCTCCAGTGAATATTCTAACCCCGGCCGCTCCCCCATGTCCTCACGGAACGCATTGAAATCGAGCCATCGCTCACATACGCGGATGCCACGTCCACCATAAAGATCATATCCCGCAGTATTGGGTTTTTGGCATCGCCGGATCATACCTTGCCATAGTTTATAGTATAGCGTTCTGGACATGTCGTGCCGGGTATGTGACTCACGCGAAAAGCATCCACACGATGACGTTTTTCCGGACGTCAGGCTATCGCCAAGTATCTGCTTTTCGACACCGCAATCGCACTGACACAGCCACTTGTATTTATCTTCGTTCGCGACCTTTTCAACGCGCGACAAGACTTTAAGGCGTCCAAAACGACGGCCGATAAGAGAGACGTGCGACGGCATTACCTAAACCCTTCCAGGGCGATCCGCTCGGCAACCTCAGCACCGCTCAGCATCCGTGTGCCGGCTTCCAGGCGTTCCGCCTGGTCGGCCAGGCCCTCCAGCACGTTGGAGACGATCGCTTCGCCCGCCGTGTCGCACGGCACCCCCAGCATCGCGCTATACCGCCGCCGCGTGCTGATCCACAGCGCCAGATTACGCAGTTCCTCACTCAGCATCGCGCGCCTCCCCAATCTCAACAGCCGCGCAGAAATCAGAAAGCAGTCGCAGCGTTGGCATATAGAGATCGCGGACGAGCCTCTTATGCAGGTTCGGCCTATCGGCCGCCGTTCGCATCCAACATGCCCGCAGTGTCGCGATACCCTCGTTGACGTCGGCTGCCAGTTGATTCCAGTCGGGTTCACGCATCCCGCGCCTCCTGTTGACGGTTGGCAGGGGCCATCCGGGCGACCCGGGTATGTCTCGGTAGTGGCAAGCATCACCGTCCTGGCAAGGACAATACGGATCGTTACCGATGCACGGTGTCATCGCGCGCCTCCTGCTTCAGCCGCTCGATCGCGGCCGTGGCGTCGTAGAGGACGTCAGCTGGCGGCGGCTCGATGTGTCGCCGGCACCACGACGCGAGCCTCTCCACGCGCAGTATATCGTCGGCGCGGCGGTCCCAGGGGTCTGTGACGTCGTAACGCCCGGCGGCGCCCTCAACGCGCATTGAACGATCTGCGCTCATGCCCCCCTCTCGATCACGTGGTGCATGTCGGCCAACACCTCCTCGGCGCAGTCCAGGTGGAACACCTCGCGGCCAATCCAGTCGGTGGCGCCGTGTTCGCCGCACAGGTCGCAGACAGGCTTCAACACGCCCGCGCCGTCGCAAACATCGCATTGCGTGCCGCCGCAGGGATGGTTGCCGTGGAACGCCACGCCATCCTCGCAGCGGTAGCAGGGTCGTGTTGACGGCAATCCCAGGTTGTCGCACAGTTTCAAACTGTGACAACCGTATGACGCCGTGCCTGGCGCCGAATAGTCACGCCCAGCGTCAAGTATTACCGCGCTATCAAATCGAGTCGAAAGGCGATTTACCTCTTGCTTCGATTGTGATGACAGATAAAATACACCACTCGCGCCTGGACTGCCACATTCACCGTCAGTGAAATACTTGGTGGACACGGGGAGCTTTGAACAATGAAGAATGCTGCGCGGCATCAATTGATTCCCTTCGGTCGTGCGTCTGGATGGCAGATTGCCATCTCCAAACGCGACGGTCAAGGGAAAACCAGTGGCAAAATGCCATCGGCACAAATTATCCCGTTTCGGAAGCCGCGGAAATCAGCCGGCCGAGTCGCTACTTCTTCCCCGCTCGTCTCCTGGGCGAAGGATCGGTGCCGCCGCCCATGGCCGTGCGATTGTGATCGAGGAGCTCCGGGTGGGCTTCGATCAGACGCGCCGCCAACTCCCCGTCCACGCCCATGAGCGACCCCTTCAGTATATAGTCGGTCGACACACACAGGCGGTGGGATAGCTCAACCACCAGGAAAACCGTGGGTGAGCGGTCGCCGTCCTCGATTTTCTGAAGGGTCGTGCGATCCACGCGCAGATCCCGGCAAAACGCCGCTCGGTTGGGCTCCACCAGGAGCCGCGCCCACTGGATGCGCTTACCGATCATTTTTTGCATGGCCGAGTATGCCGCTGGTCGTTTTTCCTTCGCCACGTTCCACTCTCGTTTGCCGTGCCGCAATCTGGCACGGCACGAAAAATCCCGGTGATGGCGGGTATCCGCATTGACAAGATGGCTACTTGCCATCAATCATGTGGGCATGAGCGACAAGGCCCAATTCCACGCCGCCCTGATCCGTCGCCTTGGCGGCAAGACGAAACTGGCTGAGGCCCTTGGCCTGGACCGGGGTTCGGTAACGCGGTGGCATGAGCGCGGCATCCCTTCGAAGTACTGGCATCAGGTCGTCAGGTTCGGCGCGGCGTTGCCCGAACCGGTCCTGGTGACGGCGGAAGAACTGGCCGCGACCAAGCCCGAGACGGTGCCCGCATGACAAGCGAGGAAAGACTCCGAAAGGTTCAGGGAGCCGCCCAATGGCGATGACCGCCACCACCTACAACGACGTAGTGCTGAACTACATCCGGCGCCGTTTCGGTCCCCTGAAGCACGCCGCGAAACTGCTGGCTCGCGCCTCGGGCACCACACCCCGCAACGCGGAGAACTGGCTGGCCGGCGTCCGCGCGCCGAACGGCGAGAACCTCGTGGAACTGATGGCCGCGTGCGCCGAGCTTGCCGAGGAGATCAACCGTCTCGTCGAAGAGCGCCGTTCGGCGCGCGGAGAAAAATGACCCTGGCGGTCGAGTTCACGGGCTGGCGTGACGTACGGATCGACCATCATGAACTGCGCCTCGGCTGGGTGACGCTGTGGTGGGCACCGGGATCGGTCAGCAACGAAATCGCACGCTACCGGGCCGCGTTGGGCAAGGCGGCCAATGAACTGCGGCACTAAGGGAGATGGGGATATGCAGTGGACAGTATCGTGGCAGGACTTTCGCCGTCATGAGTTCGGCGACCCGAAGCCGATTGTTCAACGGGATACGTTCGACACGCGGGAGGCGGCCGACTGGCGAAAGACCGAGTTGCAATCGTGTGGCGTCGTGGCCTGCGTGACGCCGCTGGCGGTCCGGCGTCGGCGACAAAAACCCAGGCTCGACGGCGAGGCTCCGCGCTTTAATGAGAACTGGACGCTGGCGAAGTGAGCGAATTAAAACCCATTCCCGTCTGGATCAATAAGGTCACCAGCCTGTCAGATGGCGACATCCGCGAACTTACCAGAACAAATCTGGCGATTAACCGTGTGCGGATCATCATGGCATCGGCGGAGGCCAGGATCGCGGAAGCATATCGACAAGGCGTTAAGCCAGGCGTGATCGATGTGCGGCGTATCGAATTTGAAGCGGCTAACGAAATATGCCGCCTGTTCGGCGAGGAGCTAAAATGAGAGCGCTGGCGAGGGCTACAATACAGCAGGAGAACTGGACGCTGGCCGAATGAGCGGGCATTGGTCCGACGCGCCGCCGGATCGCATCGTCACGATGCCGCCGTGCTCAAAGCAGCAGCCCGTTCTGCTGGACCCAGGTTATGGAGTCCTTCGACCCCTTACTGAGGTTGCACCCCTTACACATGAGTTGGATGTTTCGAATGTAGTTCGTTCCACCCTTTATCAGCGGGACTATATGGTCTCGGTGATATCCATCTCCCAACTTTTGGCGACAGGCGGGATTAGCGCATTTGTCCCTCTGCTTAACCAGCAGGCCTTTGATCTCCGCGAGTGTGTGCTTACCTTCTGCTTTTTTTCGCCGCGCTCTACGGTTAGCCGTATTCGTTCTGGTATAGTCCTTGTTTCTGGAGGTCCAGGCCGCGTTATGCGCTCTCGTGCGGTCAGGATTCTGTTTTCTCCATTCCGCGACGCGCACTTTTTCGCGTTCTGGATTAGCCTTCGCCCAGGCTATTGTCTTCTTAATGGACTCTTCTCTGGTTCTGGAATACCCGCGACGGCGGTAGATCAGGCTGCATTCCACGCAGATCATTGTGCGGACAAATCGCTCCGCGACGTGCCCGTGGATGCATGGTCTGCCCGTGAAATACCGCTTTCGCCCATTGGTGCTGGCGTCTTCGCGTGTGACAAGCGGGCCAAGAAAAGGCAAACTTGTGAAAGCCAATCGGGTGCTCCTATCGCTCGAAAGGTCAGAGGCGTGGTGGCGCTGGAACGCTGCCATGCCTCGTCATTTTACATAGATGGCGCGGTTCCCGCAACGGGAAACGGCGGTTCGCCATGAGCGAACAACCCGCCGTCATCGTCACCATCCCGACGCCGCCCAGTCTTAACAAACTTTGGGTCACCGCTCCTGGCAAGCCGCGCGCCCGCTCGTCCGAGTATCGCGCGTGGGCGGAGCGCGCGGGGTGGCTGCTCAAGATGCAGATCGTCGGGATGGCGCCACTGGATTGCCGTTTCAATCTCGATATTGAAGTGCCGATCTCGCGCCGCGACACGGGCAACCATGAAAAGGCGCTGTGCGATTTGTGCGAAACTTGCGGAGTCGTAACGAATGATGGCAACGCTCATCGCATCAGCGTGACGCCAACGGAACGGACGGACTGCCTGCTTGTGTTCACGCCGCTGCCCGAGATGGGCGCGGTGCGGAAGCCGGCGGCGGCATGCGCGCGGCCGGTGAAGCGGCGGCATGCTCCGAAGCGGCGGGCGCTGACATGGAAAATGCCGGCATGACTGATCAGGGATTTCATGGGTTCACCGGGGATAACGCGAAGAATACTGCCGTCGCGATACAGGCTGCGCTGATGGCCGCGGTGCGCGACAATCCCGAGGCGACCAAGGCATGCCTTGAGATCGCGCTGGAAGAGGTCGGGGCATGGCTTCGCGTTAATCGTGGCTTGCCCCGGCGAAAGATGCCGGCATGAACGCGCGGGAGAAAATCTGGGCGTGGATCGAGGCCGAGCGCGGGGGTGCCGTCCTGCATGCCTCGCCGCGCCAGATCGCGGCGGCTACGGGCATCGGGCTGGAGTGGGTCCGCACCATCATCGAAGCGTGGTGCGACGAGGGTTGCCTGATCCGCATTGAGCGTGGGCGATATCGGATTGTCGAGACGCCGAAACTGGACGGTTTCACGCGATATCCGGTCTGGTCGGAAGAAGCGCGCGGGAAGCTGGCGGAGTTGTCGGCGCGCGGGCTGACATTGGTCGAGATGGCGCGCGAGATGAAATCGACGGTCAACGCCATCGCCGGGCAACGCCAACGCATGAAGTTGCCGAAGCGACCGTCACCGATCCGGCGCGCGGCGGAGCAGGAGCCATGAGCCGGCAACTGGAATTATTCAGCGGCGCCGCACCCACACGCTCAGCGCGGACAGCACCAACGCCAGCAGCGACAGGACGATCGCCGCCAAACACGTCCAGCCTTCGCCCATCGCGACACGCTCCCGAGCCGTTCGACTTCGATTTCGCCGCCGCCATCGCTCTCGACCCGCGCGCCGTGCCTCAACCGGACGTGCCAGCGCCGGAGTGGCTCAGGCTGCCTGGGATCGATCCGTGACGTGCTCTCGCCCCTTGCGTGACCGTGACGGCTGTTGGTCCTCCAACGACCGCACCTCGCGCTCCATCAGGTTGTTGATCCACCAACCGAGGGACCGGTCCTGCGCCTTGGCGAATCGCTCCGCCCTCGCCCGGATTTCCTCGTCAAGCATGAGACTAAACGACTTTTTGGCCATGACAGCGTATACCCTCTTGTATTATCGTATGCCAGATGATACACAGACCGGGTACTTTAGTCAAGGAACATACACATGAACGAAACCTCACGGCCCCCAAGCGGCTATCGCGTAGAGCAGGCGATGTCGGTCTGGACGGCCGCGCGCGCTCGCCTGCTGGCCGACGACAGCGGCCTCGAACACGACGAAGCCGCCCTCGACGAGTTGTTGGGCGCCGCCGAGGCGGACGTGGAACAGGTGTTGGCCCGCCTGCTGCGCGCTGCCCGTGACGCAAAGGCCATGGCCGAGGCATCCGCCGGGTTGATCGAGGACATGCAGGCCCGCAAAGCCCGCTTCGCCCGCCGCAACGAGGCGTTCCGCGCCACCGCGTTCGCCATCATGACGGCGCTGGAACGGTCAAAGGTCGAGATGCCCGATCTCACCGCCTCGATCCGCGCCGGACAGCCCTCCGTCCAGATTGTTAATGAAGAAGAAATCCCCGATCTCTACGTCCACATGGAGCGGCGCATCGACAAGCAGACCATCGCGTCCGTCCTCAAGAGCGGCGGCGAAGTGCCCGGCGCCGCGCTTTCGAACAGTCTCCCGACTTTGTCGCTCCGGACCCGGTGATGGCGGCTCGCACTCATTTACCGGTGGAACAGCGGTTCGCCATGCAATGGATGCCTGAGCCAAACTCAGGTTGTTGGCTTTGGCTCGGAACCATGTCCGACGTTGGGTATGGGAAACTCTATGCGTTCGGACAGACCAAAGCATCCGCGCACCGCGTTTCTTACCGCCTCCATGTTGGCCCAATTCCCGATGACACGATGGTGCTGCACCGTTGTGATGTCAGGCTTTGTGTCAATCCAGACCATCTGTTTCTCGGGACCGCTGACGACAACACCAAGGACATGCTCAGTAAAGGCAGGCACAGGACAAATCCAAACCATGGCGCGGCCAATCACAACGCCAAATTAACTGAGGACGACGTGAGAATGATCAAGGCCAGCGCTGAAACAGGCGTCGTCCTGGCTCGTCAACTGAACGTCACTCCACGCGTAATTTATTTGATCCGGCACGGCCGGACATGGAGCCACATCCAATGAACGCGATCACGACAACCAGCGGCAACGGCTCTGGCCTGATCCCGCAAAACATCACCGACGCCATGCGCCTCGCTGAGATGATGGCGAAGGGCAAGATGGTGCCGGAGCATCTCCGCAATCCGTCCGACATGCTGATGGTGATCGAACAAGCATGTAGGTGGGGCATGAGTCCTTTCGCCGTGGCGCAATGCACGGCGATCGTGCGCGGGCGCATCTCCTACGAGGGCAAACTGGTGTCAGCGGCCATCAATGCCAGTGGCATCCTCCAGGGGCGGCTCGATTACGAGTTCAGCGGCGAGGGCGCGGCCAGGGCAGTCACGGCGCGCGGCACCCTACGTGGGGAGGACAAGCCGCGAGAGGTCGTCGTCACCCTGGCGAGCGCGAAGACCGACAACGAGCACTGGAAGAAAAGCCCGGATCAGATGCTGACATACCACGCGGCGCGGGTCTGGGCACGCCGTCACGCCCCCGAGGTCATGCTGGGCGTGTATAGCCCGGAGGAGTTCCCGGCGGATGGCGCCCGCGACACCTTCGCCGGACCAACCCTCGAACACACCGCCTCGACCATACCCAACCAGGTGGCCGAGCAGGGGGTAACCGGGGCAACCCCAACCATCGACCACCCCAGGAAAAAGACCGTCGGCGCATGGCTCGATGCCCTCGCGCTGGAACTGGCCGCCTGCGAGGGGGGCGAGGAAGTGGACGCGATATTGGCGAGAGAGGATGTCCAGCAGGCCCAGGACAGGCTCCGCAACGGCGCCGCCGATCGGCTCAACCATATGATCCACGCCGCGATCGCGCGCACCGCCGCCACCGAGACTTCCGCGCCGGAGGATGACGGACTGTACGCCGACCCCGCCTCAGATCCATTTCGTGAGCCGGCCGCCGCCGGGTGAGCGTGTGGACAAACCAACGGACGGGGCGCAAAAGCAAAGGCCCGGAGCGATTGGAGTCGCTTCGGGCCTGTAACTTGTTCAACTCGCCGGGTTGTGACCGGGAAGATGGGGACGTCGCTATCCCTTTCTGCCCGATCATGTTCCGGCGTGCAAGGGGAGAGGCGTGCTCATATCAGCCGCCCATCGCGTCATGAGCAGCGCCCCGCTGTTCACGCCGCACCGGGCCGAGGCCGCCGCGCTGCGCCAATGGGGCGCGCACGACGCCAAACGGCTCGCCATCGCCATCGCCTGGAACATCTACGGCCTCGATGACGCGCACGCCGAACTGGCCGCCACGCTGGCCGGACACGCGCAACGCGCCGGTATACGTCTGGTCAGCTGCCGCGAACTCGCCGCCGCCATGCTGGACGACGAAATCACCGCCCTCGACTGGCACTATCACGCAGTCCGACAGGACATGATCGAGGCCGCGACCCGCCGACTCGCCATCGATCCAGACGACCACGTGGCCGCCGCCCTCGCCGCGGCCCTCGCCGCGGCCGATATCGCCCGAGCGGCAAACGCGCCGCCAGAGATGATCGACGCCGCCTATAACATCGCGCTGTGGCGCGCAAAAAGGAGGGCCTGAATGCCGTGGATCTCTATTCAGACAGAGCCTACGGCATCGCCGGGGACAAAGCCTCGAAACGGACGCCGGTCAGGCTCACGCTCGCGTTCGGCGCCGACGCGGCGATCCCGTCACCGGATCAGACAACCGTCGTCCGAGGCCTGTTCCACAAAGGCTCCATCACGCTGTTCTACGGACTACCGAAAAGCGGAAAATCGTTCCTCGTCACCTCCGCCGCGCTCGCGGTCGCCGACCCAAACGTCGATTACTGGATGGGACAACGCATCCTGCAACACGGCCCGGTGCTCTACGTCGCGTGCGAGGGACACGGCGGATTCTGGAAACGTCTACAGGCCGCCGGCAACGTGCCAATCCACTTCGCCCTGGCTACCGGACGGCCCATGTTGATCCGTAACGACGACGGACGCGGCTACTCCTGGGTGCCAAACCCGGATGATATCCAGCAGGCCATCACCGAAACCGAACAACACTACGGCCAGGCCCCACTACTGGTCATCATCGATACCGTGTTCCGATCATTCGGCGGCGGCAACGTCAACGACAGCTCGCACATGAACGCCTACGTGGGAGCCGCCCAGGCCATCGCTGACGGACGATGCGCCGTCGCCCTGGTTCACCATACCACCAAGAACGGAACCTCCCCGGCGGGCTCCGTCAGCCTCATGGGCGCCGCCGATACCCTGGTCATGGTCCAGAAGATGGAGGACGGATCCCACACATGGGCCATCGAGGAAGCCAAGGACGACGCCGCCAGCGAACCCTTCCCGTTCCGCCTGGAAGTCGTCAACGACATCATCGACGCCAGTGGCGAACGGGTAACCTCCTGCGTTCTGATCCCGCTCGCACCCGACGATACGCCTATGCCAAAAAGCAACGCAGGCCGAAAATCCAACGCGAAACGGATCGATAAAGTGCTGGAAATCCTCGCCCGGCTCATTAACGAGAACGCCCTCCAACCCGTCCCGGTCGGACGATGGAGGGATGCCGTGTTCCGTGAAACCGCCCCCGACGATGCCCCCGATACCAAAGGAAAATCGTTCCGCCGCGACCGCGATAACCTGATCGCCCAAGGCCGCGTCATGGCCACCGATGGCATGGTGACGGTGCCATGAACCAAGGCCGGACAAAATCGGACAAAATTCAGTCCGGCCGTCATGGCCGGACAAAATGGGGGCGGACATAATACTACGTATTATGTCCGAACCCCCCCCTATTTTGTCCGGACCATTCCAACGGCTGGCCGGCGCTTAGCGGACAAAATAGCAAACGGACAAAATTCAATTCTGTCCGGTTAGGCGCGGCATCGGAAAGGGAGATCCGCATGGCCACCATCCACGACGCCATCATCGCCTTCGCCGACAACGCCCTCGCGGGCGCGGACCAGCCCCCAATGCTCGCGATCGGACCCGTCCTCTGGGGAACCCAACCCGGCAAGGATGGACGCCACTGGTACTTCGTTTGTTGCGGCAGGGGTGATGATGGCGAGATCCGCATCGACCAGTTCAAGATCGGCACCGATGACCACGAACTGGCAGAACAGTGTCGGAGCGCCCTGTATTTCGAACTGATCCAACGCCGGCCAATCGTCCTGAACGACTTCGATGATGAACTCGCCCTGGTGCGATGGTGCGAGGCGATCGCCCCCAGCGAACGGACCACGCGACTGCGGGCAGCCGTCGAGGCGGAGCGGCGTGAAACCGCGACATGACCAATCGGGCTGCAAGCCACAAAAAAACCGCCGCCTACGGGGGAAGGGCGGCGGCGGTCCAAGGTGACGTCATGGTGACAGTCGCGAGGCGTCCCCGCGACGGACGCAGATTAGCGCCGCATCTCCTCCGCCCGCCAGACCCGCCAGTCGTCCGGCGCCGGGTGCAGCTCGTGCCAGTCCCATGCGCTCACCAGCCACCGCGCCAGCGGGAGGGGCACTGGAGCGGTTCCCCTGGCCCACCTGGTGGGTAGCCCGCTGTCACACCGCAGCAGCCGCGCAAGGTGCCTGTGCGACCACCCCAGGGCTTCCAGGGCGGCGGTGAACTCGGTGGGGGTCATGCGAGCAGCTTCGCCAACGCGAACCCGGCGCCCATGAACGCCGCCGCCGCCGTTACCACGGTCGCCACGATCTGCCAGGGCTTCCAGGCGATGTCCTGGCGCAACCCCCGTAGTTGCTCCTGTCGGTACTCGATGTCAGCCAAAATGAGATCCCATTTCGCCCGTTGCATCTGCTCGGGCGTCGGTACCGCCGTGGTCGCGCTCATGTCATGTCTCCCGCTGAAATGAAGGGGCGGGGCACGAGGCCCCGCCGGAGCGTCAGGCGGCGAACTCCATTCCGCTGCTGACCGTGGCGTTCATCGACAACAACCCGAAAGCCTCGCGATTGGCGGCGACCGTCTCCTTGTCGCCCGCCGCGTAAGCCGCCGAAATCGTCTCGCAGACCGCCGCCGCCTTCAGAATGTCGCCGGTGATGTGGTCCATGCGACCCGGTGCCCGAGCCTCCTGATGGGCCGCGAAGGCCCGCAGGTTGGAGGCGAAACGCGCGTAATTGGCGGCGCGGGCGGCGGCGCGCTGGTCAATCGTCATGTCGGATGTGATCGGCTGGTGAGTGGTCATGTCCGAGTCTCCTTGTTGATGAAGACACCATACAGCGCGTTTCGCGGACAGTCAACGACAAAATGCGGACAGATGCGATTTATTTTTTGGGCGCTCCCGACCAGATCGCGGCGAGCACTCCAATATCGAATATGCGCAAATATAAGCACGTGCTTTTCGGCTGCTCGCCATAATCGGTTAGCATTCTGCGTGTGGTTGCCCCCTCGACAACCGATAGTACGATCGTCGCCGCCAGGCATGGTCGCACTGTCAGAACAAGCTCCGCATGCTCGGCCGGCGGCGTTTCGATCATGGCATCCAATGCATTGCCGAGGTTGCTCCCGCCACCACGCAAGCCGCGAAAGGCGGTGACGAGATTGGTGGCACGGACAGGATCATCGACGGCGAGCGCAAGCGCCATATTCACCGCCTGGGATGGCGATATGGTGATCTCGGCGGAGCGTTTTCCCGAACCGGGCCTGGGCCAGAGATCCGCCTGGCTCAGAAACCTGGCTGTATGGGTGGTAGTGGCGGGAGATGCCTGGAACATCGCGCCATAGCGTTCCGCGATCCGTTGAAGGGAAACGGTCATCGTTCAGTGATCCCTCACCCTCGACGTCCGCGCAATGCGGTAACAGGATACCACATCCCTACTTGACCATCGGTGAAAAATCTGGACACAACTCACGCGTGGAAACCGAGAGCGCATTGCTACTCGACTGCGGACGCGATGCCACCGCGCCTCTCGACGCGATCCAATGGGC